ACGCGAGCGAGCGCGCCAGCGCACAGGGCCTGATGGAACTGCTCAACGGCGGCGTAGCGACGGCCATGTCATTCGCCTCGGGGGCGCTGATCGCCAGCGTCGGCTGGAGTGCGGTCAATCTGGGCGTGCTGCCATTGATCATCTGGGTGCTGGCGCTGCAGCTCCGTGGCCGGCAGGCTCAGCAGCGCGCGGTGGCGTAAGCGAATATCGATGGCGATCGTCTCGGCCATGCGGTGGATTTCACGGCACGGCCGAGGTGCCGGAGATGCTGGCAGGACGAAAGGCGGATGACTCGGCCTGGCCTCCGCATGTCTAACTTCGCATAATGAGTAACGTTACGTTAAATCGTGTCCGGATAATCCGCGCAGCTCCGGGCGCGATTTAATGTAACGTTGATTATGCGCTGCGCTCCCGTCCCTCTCGAGATCCCGCCGCACCTGGTCAAACAGGCACGCCTCTACGCGGCCGGTCGAGGATCTACCGACCTCGAGGCCGTTATGCATGTGCTCGATGATTATCCTCGGTTGGTTGCTGAGGTTCGCCAGTTGCGCTCTAGGGCGTCGCAGTTGGATGATGAGGGCGCCGCCCTTGATGCCCGTCTTGAGGCCTTACAGGCGGCTTGTAGGGCTATCCTTGAGATTTAGGCACTATCCTGAACCTATCGCCCATGTTGATTGGAGCAGCTGAGAGATCAGACATTACGAGTTCGGCGACTTCACGCGTCATGGCGTTCCCGTCGCCGATTTTTTTCCAGGTCCGCCTCCCTTTGCTGCAGCGCTCGACATAGTACAGTTTATTACTGTCTCGTAACGACAATTCAGTTTCAGCGCTTTCCACTCGGTTGCTCAACGCCTTGATCTGGCCGTTTTTCATCTCCAGATCTTTCTGCAGGTTCCTGTTCGCACGTTCCAATTGCTCGATGCGCTCGATGGCGATCTGCAGCTCGGCGCGCAGGTCCTCGGCAACGGCCTTGTGCATATTTTCGTTACGTTGCTCTTTCTGGCGCTCCCGGTAGAGTCGTTGCCGCTCGGCGTTGCTCATCGCCTGACCGGTAGCAGGTCGACCACGGCGTTTCTTGGCTGGCTGCTCGTCCAGGGGGAGGGGCTGGGTTTGGCGGTCTGCTGGGTCGATCATGGCGGCGGCTCCGTTCCGTTTCGCTATGGTCTAATTATAGTAACGTAACGATAAATAGGCCAGCATAACGTAACGGAAATTCATTGTATGTTCTGATCGATCGCCCCGGCCCGATAGATATAATGCAACGTAACGATAATTACGGTGGCCTCGACCTCGGCGTAGCCGATTAGTCGCCTGCAGGTCCTGGATTGATCACCCCACGGCTCCCGCGACGGAACCCGCGCAGCGGCCGATCTCCCCTCAACGAAAAAGCCCCCGACGGCCTCAACGGCTCGCCAGGGGCTGTTCGCGATCCTCGATCTACTGTCCCGCTACCAACTCAACCCGCGCCCCGATCTGCCCAAATGTAACCGCTCCTGGGCGTCTCTCTGCCGCTCTCCCGGACCGTCAGCGCCGCCGATGGTCAGGTCACGACAGTTCCGCGGTTTCAGCTCGTCGGCGGTGGGGGTGCTGTTACACCCCCACTTTACCGAAGACTTCTTCGGTTACTCGTACTCGATGACTATCTCGCCCTCGCTTGTCAGCTGAGCGTAAGCCAATGATTTTTCTAGGATTTTGTGCACAAGCTCGCTATCCCTGAGCGGCTGTCGCCCCTGCTTGATCAGTAATTTGTTGATTTCTATAGCTTTTTGCCTGAGCGCTTCCTGCTCGGATTGTGTCAGGCGCACGTTCGTCGGCATGTCGTTCCCATTCATTGATCCACCTCATCGAAATCATACATGTGTGCATGTGACTCGTATTGACGTGTGCACGTTCGCACGTGTAGATTTCGAGCCATTGTTATTTGTGTGCATGCACATGGAAGTCGCCTTATGTACTTCGTTGACTGGCTCACGGTGTCTCAGGAACACGCATTCGACCTCCCGGTTGTGTGCGATGTGATGACCATCACGATCGACACGAACACCAATGAAGTGCTCTCGACTCGGCAGCCTCGCTTCAAGCATGAGGCCAGCTATTCCACGTCGGTGACGATCCATGTGCAGGGTCGGAAAGTCCGCGTCGAAGGCAACCCAAGCCGGGTAGGGCGCCTGGACAATCTGTTCGGCTTCTCGACCATCGAGCAGTGTGTCTCGGTCTACAACCAGCTTCTTGCCGAGTACGGCCTTCCGGGTTTCACGCGTTGCACACGTGTAGACCTTCGGGACGGAACTTCCGGTGCCAAGTCCGGTGATCGCGTGGCAGACGGTGCAAGGATTGAGCGGATTGACTTGACGACCAACGTATCAGTCGGAGACGGCAACGTTCTGGCCTACCTGCGCGGCGTGTCCTCTCAGCGCATCGGGCACAGCATCGGCTTCCTGTACCCCAACGGCCGCACCGTCGCGTGGACCCCGAAGGGCAACGGCAAAGGCGGGCGCCTCCAGTACCGCAAGGCGTATGACAAGGCCTTCGAGCTGGATCAGAACCTTCTCCCGAAGATCAAGCGCCTCTACGGCGATCAATCCCCCGAGTTCCTGTACGTGCAGCGCGTACGTGACTACTGCTCCCTTCACGGTGTGGTTCGCATGGAGCAGGAGCTGAAGAACGAATTTTTGCAGCGTGAATGCTTGGCCTATTGGGGCCTGTTTGACGAACGGCGTTTTGCCGAACTCCACGATGAGTTTTTACAGATTGATAGCCGATTGAAGGTTACCGCCATGGACATGATGACTATTGCAGACAAGCTGATCGAGGAGGGCGTTTGTAAGGGGCGTGCCTCTGCGAACGCCACTGCCGCCCATGCACACCTCTGGATGCATGGCCAGCCGCACAACGTCTCTCAGCGCGCTTTCGAGACCCACGCAGCTCGCCTCAACCGTATCGGCATCAACATCCGGAACGCCTGCGACACCAGCCGCTTCGCGCCTGTCTTCGTGCGTCAGGCCCGCGAGATCACCAAGTCCACCGTGCTGGCCATTCCGAGCTGGTATCAGCGCCCGAACCATCTGCAGGTGGCCGCATGAGTACCTTGATCACCCCAGCTCACATTGATCAGGCTTTTCGCCGTCTTTCCGAAGCCTGCGAGGCGCTGCCTGTTCTGGTCGACTGCCTTGATCAGGCCAAGAAGTATTACGGCGAGCAGGGTCAGCCTGACCCTTGGTTCTCTGTTGTCCTCGACGTCATGTTCGCTATGGACATGCACGACGCTGGTGAAGCTCCTGATTGGTTCGGGTGCGACAAATGATCGCCGCGACCGTTTCCCTGCTCGCAACCCTCGCCGGTGGCGCCATCGCGCTCTACCTCGTGCGCTTGGAGTTCCGCCCATGAGAACCGTTAGCTTCCAAGGCACCCAGCTCACCAGCGGCCAGCGCCGTCGCCTTCAAGAGCAACAGCAGGCCCGGGCCTTCGTAAACCCGATCCTGCAACAGCAAGTAAACGAAACCCTGGCAGCGCTCGATGCTCGCCAGTCCCAGGGCATCAAGCCCGAACGCCAATGGACCCTGCTTGAACAGCAATCCGGCACCCCATGCTTTGCCGACGTGTTCGGCTTCTGACCTCTGGAGAATCACGATGAAACTTCGTATCACCGTCACCCCTAACTGCACCTCGCGCTCCGGCACCTCTGGCAAGGGCAACAACTACACGATGGCCGAGGCATACGCCCATCTGCCCGGCTGCGACTACCCGCAAAAGTTCTCGTACTACTGCCGCGCTCAGAACGAGGTTCTGCCTGCTGGTGAGTACGAATGCGACGTCACTGGCGAGATCAAGGACGGTCGCGTTCAGTTCAACATCGACCCACGCCAGTCGCGTCGCGTTGCTGCTCAGCAGCCCGCCGCCAAGCCTCAGGCGGTAGGTGCTTAATGGAAATCACCCTTAGCGACCTTTACTTCCTCATCGCGGCCGTCGCGATGGTCGGTTGCTTCGGGCACGGATTCACGGCGGGGGCCTCGTTATGAGCGTCGCTCTCGCTGTGCAAGTTGCCGGGGCCTGCATCGTCTGCTGGTTCACCGGCTATGGCATGGGACGGCTCAAGCGAACAGTCATCCGACTGATGAGCAAGGGCGCCCGATAACTCTCGCAAGGAGCAACACCATGTATCAGTCGAAAAAAGAACTCGCCAAGCGCGTTGCGAAAACCGCTCTGCTCGTTGGCGTCGCAGCATCCCCGATGGCCTTCGCTGCTGGTGAGGTCGAAGCCGGCATCACTGAGGCTCAGACCACGATCCTGACCTATATCGGTCTGGCCATCGCCGCAGGTTTCGCCCTGCTGACCGCTTCGCTGGCACCGGACGTGGGTATGACCCTCGTCAAGAAGTGGATCAAGAAAGGGGCCAAGTAATGAAAAGGGCGGCCCTGGTACTGGCGACTTCGGTCGCCCTTTTTATTTGCGCGGTCGGTAATGCGAACGCCGCCACTCGCAAATATGTTTCGCTACCGTCCAACGGTACGGTAGTTGGTAGCGGTAGTGCGGCGAGATCGGGTGACTCGTTGACTATTACCGGGCAGCCCCTAGAGGGTGAATATATACCGTCATCGTATGGTGGAGGCTCAAAGGGCACCAAGCTCCCTATTAAGCCGAAATATGATTATTCGATTCCTCGCACTATAAAGGGCATGACCACCACACTACGCGGCGGCGTTGTGGGTATTGGTTTGACTCTTGGTCTCGAATGGATGTTGGACCAAGTTGGCGGATTTATTGATGATGCTGGCAAAGTCCGTATTCGTGGCGGCGGTGAACCTGTGTCCGGCGGCTTCGCTTGGTTGCAGCAGGGCGCAACTCAAACCAAAAATACGGCCGTTGAAGCGTGCAACATTCGACTCCCGAGCGTTTCGTCTACCTCCGTTTCCGAATACATGGCATTTGAGCGAGACCCTGGTAGTACCTCATCGTCGGCGTATCGCTGCGTCTATACCGTTTCGTCTAAAACCAATGCCTATACGCCATATCAGACGTATATCTCGCTCACTAGGCAGGGGCAAAGTTGTCCAGACGGTACTGTGTACGATGCCTCGACAGGTGGTTGTGCAATGCCATCTGAACGGCCTGCAACTGATGCTGATTTCGATCTCATGGAGGCGGCCGCCGCTGCTCAGGATTCCGACTGGCTCAAGGACCGCCTGCGCGAGCACTGCGAGGGCTCTCTCGCTCCTGAGTCGTGTTATGAGGAGTTGCGCACGTCAACGCAGCTTGAGGGTCCATCAACGGTCACGGAAAAGGGGCCGACTACTAGCACAACTGGTCCCGGTGGAACCACTAGCACGACAAATAACACCAAGATTGATATCACATACGGCGACAACTATTACGACTATCGCAAAACGTCGACTGTCACCAAAACCAACCCCGACGGCACAACTGAGACCGAAACAAAAACAGACCCCGAGGAAGTAACCGAAGAGCAAGAAGAGCAACAGGAGGAAATGCCCGAGGTTACGGACCTTTATAAGCCGTATATCGACAAGCTGGAAACGATCAAGACGGACGTTGCTGCGCCTCCCGGTGTCACCTCTCCTATTGGTTATTCGTCGTGGTACGCGTTCGGTGGTGGCTGTTCTGAGATTCATGCTCAGTTGCCTGTAATTGGTTCGTGGTCTACAAGCTATTGCCCGTTAATTAATGATTGGGTCAGGCCCGTTCTTGCATTCATCTTTGTCATGTTCACGTGGCATTACTGTCGGTCTCTCTGGTCTGAGGCTGTAACTAAAGCGAGGCCTATGTAATGGCTGCTCTAGCACAATTCCTGCTCAGCATCTTTGCCTATTTCGCCCAGTTTGTTGTTGCGAAACTCGGTGCCAAATACGGCATACGACTCGCGCTCATTGCGGTTTGGATATCTCTGCTGGCTACCGTCACGGCGACCGTCAATGGTTTGCTCGACGGTCTGGTGTCCCTCGCTGGTGGAATCCATCCAGTTGTGGAGACCGGTTTGGGCATCCTCCCGTCGGTCACCGGAGCGTGCATCGCGGCAATCGCTGCCACCCGCGCCGCTTGCTGGCTCTATGTCACCGGCATTCATGCCGCGTCCGTCAAAGCGCGCATTTGAGCTTTCCCCTGCCGTGGCCCCCTGAGGGGGCCGGGGCAGGGGACTTTCTCCCAGGAGTCCTGTTATGGCTGTCTACTTCGTTACCGGCAAACTCGGTTCTGGAAAGTCTCTCGCGTGTGTCTCGAAAATCCGCGATTACCTCTCCGCTGGACGCCGGGTGGCGACCAATCTCGATCTTTACCTCGACGAGATGTTTTCGTACTGCAAAGAATCGGCGATCCGGCTGCCTGACAAGCCACGGGCGTCCGATTTGGAAGCCCTCGGTGATGGCTATCTCTCCGACGATCCGCGCGATAACGACGAGTCTCGTTATGGCCTTATCGTGCTCGACGAGTGCGGTACCTGGCTCAACAGCCGCGAGTGGAACGACAAGGAGCGCCGCAAGCTCATCGACTGGTTCCTTCACGCCCGAAAGCATCGTTGGGACGTCATGTTTCTGATCCAGGACGTCGAGAGCTGTGACGCCCAGATCGTCCGGTCGCTCTGCGAGCATCTGGTTGTGTGCCGTCGTATGGACCGATTCAAGGTCATGGGCATTGGCCTCCCCAAGGTCCATATCGCTAACGTGTACTACGGCCGCAGCACTGAGGTCAGGGTTGAGCGGTGGACCTATAAGGGCGCGGATCTTTATCGCGCCTATGACACGCGCCAGGTGTTTCGTGATGGCGTTGAATATCTCGACCAGGGCCCTGTAGATATGCGTGCGCCGTACACGATGCTCAGCGCCTGGCACCTCAAGGGTCGCTATCTGCCGCCGTTGCCTGAGGATGTGCCGATCCTCAAGCGCCTGGGGCGCTTTCTGCTCACAGTGTCCGTAGGCCCTCTGATTCTTTGCTGGATGCTCGTTGATCCGAAGGGTTGCCGTCGGCACGCGTTTCGCCGCCAGTGGCTCGACGAGCAGGCTCAGCGCATCAGGGCCGAGCGCGACCGGCGCGCCGAGCTGCTGCGCATCGCTTATTCGCCTGAGTACCCGCCTGTTTGATTGGGGCGCTTCGCATAATGAGTAACGTTACGTTAAATCGTGTCCGGATAATCCGCGCAGCTCCGGGCGCGATTTAATGTAACGTTGATTATGCGCTGCGCTCCCGTCCCTCTCGAG